CAATGTCTTAAATTCACTTATGCACGTTGGTTTTAATCGTATTGGTATTGCAGATACATTTATTCACGTTGATGACGATAAAGACAAATCTCAACAAGTAATTTGGACATACTAATATGAGTGATGCTAAACTAAGAAAAAACGGAGGTAAAGGTACTTTCTTTGGTAACCTTTGGAGAGGTGTTGTAAAGAACAATATCCCAATGGGAGAAACAATAGTTGCTGCTATTGATGGAGGTAATCCAATAGATGTAATAAAAGCAATATCAAAAGATAAAGATATACCAGCAAAAGACAAAGAAACTATGTTAGCTGATTTAGAACAAGATGTTATAGAGATGCAAGAAGTTACTAAACGTTGGGAATCAGACAATAAATCAGATTCATATATAACAAAGAATATAAGACCATTAAGCCTTGCTTTTTTAACGTTAAGTATGTTTGCTTATGTAATATTAGATAGTTCTTTAGATAGCTTTAAAATAGACCAGCAATGGATATCACTACTTGGTAACTTACTAATGCTTGTATATGGAGGTTACTTTGGAGCAAGAACATTAGAAAAAATAAGAAAAATTAAGTAAACACTTTTTTATTTAAAAATAAATATATAACTTCGCATTTTTTTAAGTAAGTATTTAAGTATTTGTATAAATTACTTCATACCTAAAAATAGATATCTAAAGTATTTAATTAAACAAGTAAATAGTATTAAAAATAAATATAGGTTTTTGGAGTTCTATTTAATTGAAACCTCTGTTAATAACTAATTTTTTATACTAATTAAATAAAGTTTATCTTTGAGTATATCATTTTGCAATTCTTTTCCCTTTTATTTTTGTTTTAATTAGAGAGCTTGTAAAAAGGCTCTCTTTTTTAATTTTAACATTTCTTTAACACTTTTATATGCTTTTTATATTTAGATTTGCTGAAACAATAAATTATGAAAGTAAATCAATCACTTTGGGAAGCATTAAAAAACACAATTGAAATGCATACAGAACAAGACCCTAACATAACAGATGTGTTAATTAACTACCAAGTAAAAGAATCAAATGGAGTTAAAAATATAATAAAGTTAAATGCAACTTTAGAGTAAATTAATAATAATTAAATAAATAAAAATGGAAAAATTAAGAAAGATTCAAGCCGAATTAAAAGCACCAAAAAACCAAAGAAACAATTTTGGAAAGTACAACTATCGAAGTTGTGAAGATATCCTAGAAGCAGTTAAACCTCTACTGGATAAACACAAATGTACATTAACAATCTCTGACGAAGTAAGAGAAGTATGTGGTGTATTGTTTGTTGAAGCAATAGTATTTATATCTGATGGTACTGATTCAGTACACACTAAAGCCCAAGCTGGTATAGACCCAAATAGAAAAGGAATGGACATAGCACAAAGTTTTGGTAGTAGTTCATCTTATGCAAGAAAGTACGCCTTAAATGGATTATTTTTAATTGATGATACAAAAGATGCAGATTCTACAAACACACACGGAAAAGGTGCTAAATCAACTGAAAAGAGTTGGTTAAACAAAGGTACTGCTGAATTTAAGAAAGTACAGACATACTTAAAAGGTGGAGGAAACATTTCTAAGGTAGAAGAAAAGTACAGAGTATCAAAAGAAGTAAAAGAACTATTAACTAAATAAATATGAACAACTTTGAATTAAGACCAACAGACAAGAAAGACCATTACAGATTTTTTATTAATGGAGTAGATGTAACTGGCGAACAAGAAAGAAGCACTTTTAGACATATTATAGAAGTGATGGATAATAAAATAACAACTGGATTATAAATTAAAATTAAAATTATGAGTGCAAAAAAACCTTACTTATTAGGAGACGTTGAGTTACAACTTGACACAATTAAAAAACTTTCTCAGTATTTTGAGAACATCTTAACTTACAATGCAAAAAGAGAATTAGTTGCAAAGAAAGGAGAAGATGGAAAAGAGTTAAAGAAGCTGAAGTTAAACTTTTCTATTTTTGAAGAAGGTAACTACGGACAGAATGTTTCTTTTACAATTCCTCAAACAAAAGAACAGAGAGAGAATGGAGAAAAGAAAAAGTATGTTGCAAATGGTAAAATTTACTATGCATCAGATGACTTACAATCTTTTGTTCAAAAGTCAGAAGCAAAGGCAGAAAAAGCAACACCAGTTGCAGCAGATGATTTGCCATTTTAAATTATAAGGGAGGTGTAAAAACCTCCTTTTTTTTTCATTATGTGGAACTATAAAGAACAAAGAATAAAATCAAGAGAAGATTTACCAACAGATGCAGTTGGGTTTGTTTACAGAATACTTAACAGACGAACTGAACAAGTTTACATTGGTAAAAAGATATTGCTTAATAAACGTACTAGACCACCTCTAAAGGGATATAAAAGAAAGAGGGTTGATTACATTGAAAGTAACTGGATGAAGTACACTGGAAGCAACGTAGAAAGTAAAAAATGGAATATAGAAGATTGTTACAGAGAAATTATATACATTTGCTACAACAAGACAATGATGAGCTATTATGAAACTAAGCTACAATTTACAGAAAACGTTTTAGAAAATGATAAATTCTTAAATGATAATGTACTTGGTAAATATTATAAAACAAAAATACAGAAATACATAGATGACGCAAAAAATAAAAATGCAAGATGATGAAACAAAAAGAATGTTTATGCAACTTATGGAGGATGATGCCTATGTTGATATTAGTAAAGATGTTAAGTATCCACCAGTTGCAATAAGTTGTGGTACTTACAATGACATAAATCATAATGGAGATGTTGTAGAATATCATATACCAATTGGTACTTATGGTAATTTTTCTTTTATACAAGCTCCGCCAAAATCAATGAAGTCTTTTTTTTCTAGTTTACTTGTATCAGCATATCAAAGTAATTCAAATAAATATAGTGGCTTATTAAAAGGACATAGAAAAGGCAGAAAGATAATTCATTTTGATACAGAGCAAGGAAAATTCCATTGTCAAAAACTATTTCGTCGTCCCGTTATAATGAATGATATGCCAGATGATGACAACTATTATACTTATGCTTTAAGAACAATGAGTTATAAAGATAGAGTTGATTTTATTGATTACATCTTAAATGACAAGTTAGAAGGTAAAGATATTGGTTTAGTTGTTATTGATGGTATTGCAGATTTAGTTGCTGATGTAAATAATTTAGAACAATGTAATGAAGCTATACAAAAGTTAATGAGTTGGACAGATGAACTACAATGTCATATAGTTACAATTATACACAGTAATTATGGTTCAGACAAGCCAACTGGCCATCTTGGGAGCTTTCTTGAGAAAAAAGCGGAAACACAAATTAAGTTAGAAAAAAATGGGGTTAATCGAGGATGGGTAACTGTTGAATGCAAAAGAAGTAGAAATAGAGGTTTTGAAACTTTTAGTTTTACAATAAATGAAAATGGTTTACCGGAATTTGTTGATAATGATTATAATTTGTAAATAAAATTTATTATATTGTAAAAAAAATATTTAAATAATGATAAAAAAAATAAAAGACCCTATTATTAAAAAAGTAATTAATAAAATTATCGGGCGTTCTGAAGTAGGTTTTAAAAAGTATGGTACAACATTAAAAGACGACCCTGCTGATTTTGATAGTTGGCTAAATCATTTGCAAGAAGAATTAATGGATGCAGTCAATTATATTGAAAGAGCTAGATTTGAACTTAAAGAAAAAAAATGCAATTGTGATGAATAATTTTGAAAAAAAATATAAAAGTATATTATTAAATGCTTTTAAAAATGGAACAAAAAGAAACGACCGAACTAAAGTAGGGAGTAAATCTTTATTTAATCAATCGCTTTCTTGGAACTTAAACGATGGTTTTCCAATGATTACTGGTCGTAAAATATATCAAAAAGTATTTAATACAGAGTTTGATTGGTTTATTAATGGCGAAACAAACATTAAAAGATTTAAAGATAATAATGTAAAAATATGGGATGCTTGGGCAGATGAAGAAGGAGAGTTAGGAAAAGTTTATGGTTATCAAATGTTAAATTTTAATAGTCAATCAATTAATCAATTAGAAGCTGTTATAAGCTCTTTAAACAATAATAAAGACAGTAGAAGACATATTATATCCTTATGGAATCCAAGCGAATTAGAAGAGATGGCGTTGCCTCCTTGTTATTTATATTTTCAATTTTTTGTAGATACTAATGATAATTTAAATATGTTTGTATTACAACGGTCAGGAGATTTATTTTTAGGAATACCTTATGATATTGCTTTGTTTTCAAAATTACTTTTATATATAAGTGAAAAAACTAAATTAAAAGCAAATAGAATTGATTTACAAATTGTAGATGCTCATATATATAACAATCAAACTGAATCAATTTTGAATTATTTAAAAACTAAAGTATATAAATTACCTTCTTATAAATACAATAATAAAAAATTAACAATTGAAAATTATAAATTTGATAAATTAATAACTGCTTCAGTAGCTGTATAAAAATTAAGAATAAATTATGTATTATGTATATTATATCAAAGGAATAAAAATAGGTTGCACAAAAAATCTAAAAAAAAGAGTAGAACAAGAGCAAGGTTATAAAGATTATACTATTTTATATAAAAGTAAAGATATTAAAAAAGCATCTAATGCAGAAAGATATTTTCAAGAACAACTTGGATATAAAGTTGATTTAAATACTTATGAAAATTTAATTAATAATAAAACAAAAACAAAAAAAATGATTAAAAAAACAAACCACACAGTAACATTTAAAGTAGAAAAAAATAATATTGATAAAAAGTTTTTATTAAATCTTGGTGTTATAAATGATTTAAACGGAAGAGATATAATTATATGTGAAGAATTATCTGATTGGATTTTAAAAAATTTAAAAAAATCACAATTTAATAATGAAATGTTTATATATAATCAATCATTAATAAATGCGTGCGATTTTTTAATTGAAAATAAAGAATTAGAAAATTTAAATATATTTGATTTAATTAGACAATGGGCAGAAGATAAAGGTATATATAAATCGGGGGATGCTAAAACTCAATACGTAAAGCTTATGGAAGAGGCAGGTGAGTTAGCTCAAGCTATATTAAAAAATGATGAACCTGAAGTTGTAGATGCTATTGGAGATATGGTTGTTGTATTAACTAACTTAGCAAAGTTAAGGGGACATAACATAGAAAATTGTATTAAGTCAGCTTATGATATAATTAAATCAAGACAAGGTAAAATGATTAATGGAACATTTGTAAAAAATAACTAATGGAAGAAATAAAACTACTTAATGATGAGATATTTAAAAAAGAAGATATCTTAAAAAAAATGATGAATGATGAATTTTACTATGGTTATCTTGGTAAAAATGCATTATCAAGTTCAACCTGTAAAAGTTTACTTGAAGGGCCTCAATTTTATGCTAATAAATTAAATGAAAAAGAAAAAACAAAAGAGTCCCAACCATTAAGAGATGGTAGGCTAATACATTTACTTTCTTTAGAGCCACATAGAATAGACGAATTAACTATAATTGATTCAACAAAAGGTAGTAATGCTTATAAATTAGCAGTGCAAGAGCAATTACCTCAAACAGTTTATACTAATTCAGAGCTTAATAGATGTAAAAATATTGCAGATTCTGTTTTAGAAAATGATGAATTTAGGGAAATAGTTAGATTTGCACACTTTGAAAAACCTGAGATAGGTTATTACAATGGTCTACCTTTTAGAGGTAAAGCAGATATATGTTTACCAGGTATAGTCATAGATTTAAAAACAACAAGTGATATTAGTAGATTTGATGAATCAGCATTACACTGGAATTACGATTTGCAGGCTGCATTGTATTTAAAATTGTTTAATGCATTTGAATTTAAATATGTTGTTGTGGATAAAAAAACTCAAGAAGTTAAATTTTTTGAATTTAGTGATGACTTTATACAGGGTGGATATGAAAAATTAAATATTGCTACAGATAATTATTTTAATTATTTACAAGATAAAAGTTTTTATGATTTAAACATTTAATTATGTTGCAGGAAAATCATTGTAAGAATCAAGAAAAAGTGGCTTACAAAAGTTGTATTGATAGTTACTTTAGCAGTAGAGATAAAAAAGATATTATGGAATACTGGATGTACCTATTTGAACAGAAAAGGTTTTGTGAAGCAAAGGGAGTAGAAAAAGCATTAGAACTAATTGACATATATGAAGATATAAATGCCAAAGATTAAAAAGAAGATACACTTAAAAAATTGTAATTATAAACACCAGCAGTATTGTTTTAAAAAAGGATTTATTATTTATCCAGTTGTATCTGGTAATATGTATAAAGTTTATTGTAATAGAATAAAAGGCAATTACTATATGAAAGGAAAAGAATTTAATAAACAAGGATCATTCCAAGCTATTTGGGATTTATACACTAAAATATACAACTATGAATTTAATAAGGTACGAGATTAAAGCTGGGTTTTTTAAAGGCTTTCTGTTTGGGGTTAGACATTACCCTTTTAATGATGAAGAAATGTATGAAGAAGATATAGTTTTATACATTGGTATCTTTCAAATAATTTTAACTTTAATATACGAAAAATGAGAAGCACACAAGTACACTATGACAATGGCAAAGGTTATGACGTAATAGACGTTGTAAATGATTTTAACCTTAATTTTAGCAGAGGCAACATACTAAAGTATATTTGCAGAGCTGGAAAAAAAAAGGATGAGTTACAAGACTTGTTAAAGGCAAAAGACTATTTAGAACGAGAAATAGAAAGAATAAGGGAAGCAAATTAGCTTCTCTTTTTTTTTATTTAAAATGTTAAAATCTGTTAACATAGTTGTTAATTAAATAATTTATTTTATATTGCAGCATATTTAAACAAAAACAAGATGAAAAAATTACAAACATTAGTATTGATTTTAGCGCCAAGCTATTTCGTAGGTAGATTATTAATAGGTTTAATCTTTAACGTATGATTATGAAAAAGATAATTACAAGATTTGGGGAGTTATTATTTGGACTTGCAATGGTTATGATTGTAGCTTATATGACATTATGGTTTATATCAATGGTATTAATATTATTTAACAGTTAAAACAAAAACAAATGGAAGAAACAATAGAAATTATTAGAGCTTATGCAAAAGGTAAAGATGATTGGTGGATAGTAAGACAATTAGATATACTGGAGGTGCAAATAAAGATAGAGATAAACAATGCAGAAATAAGAACTTTAAAAGGAATAGGGGATGGACTTGATTAAGATTGTAAAAACAATAGAACCAGAATACAAGAATACAGACCAATGTATTAATCCTTTACCAAATGAAGTAGAGCTGCAATTGGATAATGAAGATTATTTAATAGAAGTAAGTTTAAAAGAAGGTGTGCTTAAAACTAACTTTTGGCAAGGAGAAGAAAAGTATAATGCATCAGATGATGATATAAACTACATTTATAACTATCTTGAACACCTCCTTTTAAATAAGATAGAAGAAACAAAAGTATATTACAACTCACATAATTATAATTATCAAATATGGAATTAACAGAAAAAAAATTAGAGAAAATTAGTGGGGCAATACTAAGCTCATTTATTAACCTACACCTACTAGAAGATGCAGAGAAGATAGGTTTGTTTAGACAACGAGTAAGAAACAACATTAGACGTACTATAAGTGATTTAAAAGAGATAGAGATAAACTACTATAACAAGATAGAAAAAGTTGATGAGAAAGAGCTGGGAGACAAACTA